TTGATTTCAATGCCCTCTGCATCCCCCTGTTTCCCCCCTGAAAGGGTTCGAATCCCTCCGTCTCCGCCAGTTAAGTGCTTGATTTCATTCCCCCTTTTGCCCCCTGACGCCCCTCCAGTGCGGAATCAGTGCGGAATCCGATGGAGCCGTTGACCGCCTCAAGGTTGCGCCCTTGGTCCCCTTGGGGGATCCACTTCGCGTAGCTCTTCATCATCACGGTCAGGCTGTGGCCGTGCTGGTTGGCCACCCACAGGGGGCTCGCCCCCGACATCAGGGCCAGCGTCACGCTGGTGTCCCGGCATTCCTTGGGCGGCCGGTAGCGAACCCCGCAGGTCTTGATCGCCGCCGCCCATTCGCGGCGCTGCTCCTGATCGTCATGCCACTGGCGGCCCGTGAAGGGGTTGAGGAACACCACCCCCCCGGCCAGCCGCGTGCGCGCCTCCTGGCGCCGTATGACGGCCCTGGCGCGGGCGTTGAGCTCGACCGTGCGCTCGGTGTGGGTCTTGGTCCGCTCCTTGTCCTGCGTCAGCACCCGGGCCCGGCGGACCTTGATGGTCCCCTCATGCAGGTCGACGTCCTGCCACAGCAGGGCGATCTGCTCGCTGTTGCGCAGCCCGGCGAAGAACATGAACTCAAAGTAGTCGGCCAGCGCCTCGTTGCGCTTGGCCAGCGCGCGCAGGACGATCTCGGCTTCCTCGAGCGTGAACGGGTCAGGGTCGCCGCTCTGGGTCTTCAGGTTGTCGATCCCGTCGGTCGGGTTGCGCAGGCCCGGCAAGCCCTTGCAGGCAAGCTGGAAGACCCCCCGCAGGGGGATGAGGATGTTGTTCTGGGTCTTGCGCGAGAGCGCCTTGTGGGTGACCCCATTCGGGTCGACGCAGCCCGCAGACAGGTCGGACAGGCGCTCCAGGACCATCTCATGCGTGATCGTGCGCGGCATCCGGTCGCCCCAAAGGCTCGTCCAGTAGGTGCGCAGATGGCTGCGGTAGACGGTGATCGTGGAGTGCTCAAGCTCCCGGGCCTGGAACTTGAGCCACTGGTCTGCCCAGTCCTTGAATGTCCGGTTTGATGCCTGCTCCGGGACGTCCGCCTCGACGCGCTCGCGGAAGCGGTATTCCGGGAAGTGCTCGGCCAAGTTGAAGATGCCGGCCCGAATGTCGTCCTGAATCGACCGCCGGATGCGCCGCGCCGCGGCCATGTTGGCGGCCGTGGGCTTCATCGCCAGCGTCGGGCGCAGATCCTGCCCCCGCCAGGTGAACCGAATCTGAATCCGGTCCCCCTTGGCTGTCACGCCGTCTGTGGTTGGCCTTCTACCCATTTCTCGTACCCCTGCATGTCGATGAGGATGTGCCCGTCGGGGGCGCGGCGGTACTGCCGGCCCTCGATCCAGACGCCATCTTCGATCTTGCGCCGAACGGCTTTCTGTGTGTAGCCGGTCAGGCGCTCAAAGATCGGCAGACGCACATAGCGGACAGCACTCACGAGATGAGCCTCCAGCCCACCATGACGAGCTCATAGACAGACCGGGCCACAAGCCCGAAGAAGATGCACGCCGTCACCCATGCGATCGCGATCATCAGGAAGTCGATCGCGTCGACGCCATTCCGCCTTCTCATTCTGGTTCCTCGTTCAAGATTTCAAGGAGCTTCTCAAGGTAGTGCTTGCCCTTGGCGATCTCTTGCGCGCTTTCGTCTTTCGACCCCATCCGCATCAAGTACTTGAGCGCGCCGCCGCGGTAGTAGCCGATGCGCTGCTCGCGTGGCCATGTGTCCACCACGTCCCATGGCTGCACTCCCATCTCAATGTAGTGATCGCCGCCCACCTGACGGCTGCGCGCAATGGCCGAATTGGTCATTGTGATACTACTCCTGTGATGATCAGAACGGAATTTCGTCGTACACCCAACTGTCGCATCCGGCCGACTGGACGTCTTTCGGAACCTCTGACTGGTAGCGCTGGCAGTAGCCGCGCGGCCAAGCAAAGGATTCACAGTTGTGACAGGACAGCTTGATGCTGTTCAGCTTGGAGAGCTCCTTCTCCAGCATGTCCTTCTTCAACTGAAGTTCGGTCTTGGTCATGCCTCCTCCCATCGGTGTGCCATGACTTGCGGGTACTGTCCGGCTCGGCTCACGACGATCGACGTGGGCCGGCGAAGAATGTTGGCGTCGTACTCAAGCCACTCAATGGCTTCCTCGGCCGTGCTTGGGATCGCATTGATCTTTGACCGTGCGGTCCACCACGCCTCCGCGCGCGTGCGCGCATAGCCCTGATGGCTCAAGCAGATCCACTCCTTGGCAGCGACCGTCAGGCCGGACACGTACTCGGTGCGCAGGGACGGCGGACTGCCGGGCTTCGTGTGCAGGCGGTATCTCACGTCATCGACCGCAACCTCTTCGATCAGGCTCTCCTGCTGGCTGCTCAGGACCGCCGCAGAGCTTGCGTGCATGCCGTGGTTGATGCGCTCCGGTGCCGGGAACTGGAAGCCGCAATCGATGCACATCGGCGCCGCGGCAGGGTTCTGGCTGCCGCACTCCGGGCATAGCTTCGTCGGCGCCTCGCCCTTGCGCGCCGCACTGGGCATGCGTCCCTTGATGGCGTCGACGGGGCCGAGCCGACTGGTCGTGTCGGTGAAGTCCGCCCACAGGCAGTTCTCCTTACCGTGCGCCAGGCGCATCCCGCGGCCGGCGATCTGCACGTACAGCACCGGGCTCTTGGTCGCCCGCAGCAGGGCGATGAAGTCGACCTGCGGCACATCAAAGCCGGTCGTCAGCACAGCGACGTTGACGAGGCACCGGATCTGCCCGAGGCGGAATGCCTTGATGAGCGCAGCCCGGTCATGCTTGGGCGTCTCCGCGCTGACTACGGCCGCGCTCACGCCGCGCTTGGACAGAGCCTCGCAGACGTGAAGTGCGTGCTCGATCGTGACCGCAAACACCAGCCATCGCCGGCGCTCGGCAGCAAGCTGCACGATCTCGTCGCACGTTGCCTCCACAAGTTCCTCGCGATCGGTGACCCGGGCCAGATCGGAGACCACGTAGTCGTCGCCAGAGGTGCGCACGTCGGTGGCGTCCACCCGGGTGACGGTCGGCGCAGGCACCAGCGGAGACAAGAACTTCAGGTCCAGCAGTTCGCGCATGGTCACCTTGGCAGCGATGTGCGTGAACAGCGCTTCATCGCCGGCGGTGAGCCAGACCCCATTGCCGCGGAACGGCGTGCCGGTCCACCCGATGGTTCTCGCGTGCGGGCAGGTTCGCGCCAAGTCGTTCAGGAACTGCCGCCACATGCCCGTCTCGCGAGGGTTGATCAGGTGGCATTCGTCGGCCAGCACGATGTCGATGCGCCCCAGCGCGTAGGCCTGCTTGTAGATGCTGCCAATGGTGGCGTAGGTAATCTGGCGGCCCAACTGCTTGCGCCCCGCGGCGGCGCTGTAGATCCCGACATCGGCCAGCGGCCATATGGCCAAGAGCTTCTCGACGTTCTGCTCAAGCAACTCCTGCTGATGCACCAGCACCAGCACTCTGGTGCCGGGGAACTCGCGATCCGCGCGCTGCGCCAGCGCGGCGATCATCAGGCTCTTGCCGGCACCGACCGCAGCCTCAACGATCGGGTTGCCGTCATTGTGTCGGCCGAACCACTCCCAGAGGGCATCCAGCGCATGAGCTTGATACGGCCTCAGTTGCATACATGCCCCCTCAACGCGGCGTCGATCCGCGCCCCGATCCAGCGCACCACCGGCACGGCCCAAGAGTTGCCCAGCGCCTTGTAGCGCGGGCCATCGGGGCACTGGTCGGCCGGCTTGCCGCGCCAAGGGATGGCGGTGTATCCATCCGGGAAGCCCTGCAGCCGCTCGCACTCAACGGGCGTCAGGCGGCGGACTTGCATGGCGCTGTATGTCGCCGGAATTGAGTCATCCTTCCCGGTGCCGGGGCCGGCCCGCAATGTGTGCGTGACTTGAGAAACGGCTTGGTTGTAGGTGTCGAAGGCCACCGGCTGCATCACCCCAATCGTATGCCCGCAGGTGTCCAGCGGCCCGGTCTTATTGCCGTATTGGAGCACGTCGGACTGGCGGGCGTCGAAAGCGTGAACCGGCACCATGTAGCCGGCGGCGGCGTGATCCGCGCTGTTGCTCCACCCTCCGCTGTCCTTGCAGGCTTTCATCGTGCCAGCAACATCAGGG